AGATGTATCTGTATTCAATCCATCTCCTACTAATTCACAAGCAATTGCAGATGTAGTTATTAACTTCCCTGATTCTTCAGATTTCATGTACCCTGGTGCTACTTATGTTGGTGCATTATTCTTAGATCCAATTTCACAAGGACTTGTTGAAACCGAACATTTAACAATACTTGAAGAAATTTCAACAAATATATTTGTTACTCCATATGATACTTCTAATTCAACTTTGATATTCAGAATGGTTGGAGAAGAAGATGTTATACAATTCTTTGATGTAGACCCACATTCACAAGAAGTTATATGGACAGATGAAATAATTTATGACGTTAGCCAATATCAATTAAATCAAGGAATTCAATTAAACATTGGATTTAGATCAGATGACGAGGGTGTTTATGAAAGAAAAATCGTTGCATATCATCGTATTGGAGATACTGATATGCCTCTTTTAGAAATTATTGTAAATGCCCAATCAATAGGACAGGATGAACGTTTCGATACATTACTCGAAAACTTTGGATTATTTAAACCTAAATCAATACCTACATTATTTAAAGAAGCTGACATTAACGAAGATATGCCTGATTGGCAATTATTAAATTATAAAGCAAAACATATCATATTAGAGCATGATAAGATCATGCCATTTATTGGAACGTACAAAGGGCTTATAAATGCTATCAAATGGTTAGGATATGATGACATTTATGTGAAGGAATGGTTTAAAGATGTAAAGGAAAGCAAACGAATTTCGCTTTATGTTCCTTATGATGCAGATGGAAGAAAAAGAACAATAAAATACTTTACTCCAGAAGAAAGAAAGAATCTTAAAAAATTAAACCAACTATCTCTATGCTATTGTATTACAAGAGAAACTGGTGAAGTTGATGAATGGGGAAATCCTATTACTGAGAATTGTTATGAATATAATTTGAATGAAATTCTAATTAAGCTTTATTCACTTAAGGTTTGGTTAGAGAAAAATATTATCGGAGTTAATGCCCGCATATATGACTTAACTGGTGAAGGTGTTTATTTTGAAATATATAGAAACCTAATCTATGGTACTTCAAATATCGGAACAGAAGCTCTTTATGAACAATCACTAACACCAACATCAGTTAATCCAGATTCTGAATTAGTAGCTGGAGATGCAAGTATGTTGTTAACTTTAAAGGAGTACAACCAACTGAATACTATTCAAGATATAAATTGTACATTATTAGAATTAGCAAGATTTGGGTGGGATCCATGCAATGGATTATTTTCTCCGGTAGATTATTATGATTTACCTTATGTGGATCCTTCAGCAGTGTTCTTTGGGTCTCCATTTATTGCTCCATTTAAAGATCTTTATGATATTCAATGGAAAGTTACTGTTGAAAAACAATACGGGGTTTTAACTAGCCATTTTGTAACTAATCCATTATTCATTTACGAAAATGAGATAAAATTCTATAATACATATGATACATCAACCATATTTAATGATGATGCAATAGTTCAAATAAATCAAGGATTTTTAAGAGATCCAAGTATAGATGAATGGGTGAATTCAATTGCGTATTCCATTTATCAATCTGACCCATCAGTTAATTCATCATTGGGGTCATTTGTATTTGAATCTTCAATGGGAATAAAACAATACACTTGGCAATTTACATTAATGCCAGATGTAAATCCATTAATACAATATGCTTTTGACGAAAACTATAAAGCCCCATTATTAACAATTAGTGGGTATAAATGGACAGATGTATCAGGAAATACACACCCATTAGATAAACCATATTATTTGGACATAATAGATGGCGGAATATTTATGTCAGTAGATGCATCATCAATTCCTGGTGGTTTATTGATTGGGAATGAAATTCCTATCGGTGATACATCAATTGAATATACTACAATTAAAGCAGGATTAGATTTCAATTACGATACATCATTAGATGAACAACAAATAAAATTAAGTGTCATTTATATTGGGCCAAGACTTCCAATATTCAATTATGATCCATCAGATGCAGAGATGTTGTATTATGATCCTGCTGCTCCTATTACAGTTGTAGAAGATAATAGCGTTTATCAAATGAATGTTAATTATACTGGAGATTACGAAATTCAAATTTATGGATGGAATGGACAAAATAATATGTTCTTCAATATTGGAACTAAACGTTATCCAGTGTGGCAAAAATACCCAACCATATTTTCATATCAAGATACATCATGTCTAACAAAATGTTCAAGCATTTTAATTCCTCTTGATGAAGCAAGTACATTAATATATGAAAATCAATTTCCTATATTTGATCGTCAAATTCCTCTTCAAGGATTAGAGGTTAAATATGATACTGGGGGAAGACCTTATATTTTAGTTCCTTCAATTACATATTTCCAAGATGTTCCGGAGCCTGGTTCAATTGCTAGGTTCTATAATTTAACTGAGAGAATATCAAGCATTACACCGCCTAATGTAATGGATATTGACCAAGATTTCCAAAGATTTTATGAAGGTGATGATATTCGTGTAGTTCATTTTGATAAAGGAAAATATTCATTTATTACAGAATCAAGTGCAAAAATTACATCAATTTCTTATGCAGGTGATGTTGCCACTTGTACGATTGATAACCCCCCATTAGATTTTGTCATCGATGTATCAACAGAATGGTACGCGTTAAATGATACACAAAGAGGAGTTATAAATGGTGTCAATGATATAATTAATAAAACATTCACATGCGATATTTCGTCATATCAATTTGAAGTTGGACAAATAGCCGCTATTCTTATTTTCGATCATAGTACTGGATATACATATGGATCATCATTTAAAGTTTTAGATGTTGATGGATCAACACATGAATTTGAAGGAGTTGTTCCTGAATTTGTCATTGACAATCCAGGAAAATATACCTTAACAGTTAAACATGCTTACTCAGCATTTGGAGATTTCCAAATGGATGTAAGTCATGCACTTGAAAGTGGAAACAATTTCCATATTTATTTAGATGACACATATTGTCACCAATATTTCTTAGATGATACATTTGTTTTTGTAAATATTTTATTTGATCAAGATCGTGTTCTAAGACAATGGTATGACTCATCAGATAATTTATTAAATTCCGATTTATATGGATTTAATCAATCTATTGAATTAGATATAAGCACATTAGTAATATTTAGAGCTGAGTACGATTCCAGCAGTTATATGCTTAATCAAAAAAATATCTGGGAAATTAGAAATCATAATACAAATGATTTGATTATGAGAGTCTATAATCCTATTGTTCCTTATGTATTCAATGAGGCTGGAGATTACGACATTAAAGTCGAAGCATATGATAAATATGGTAACTTAAAATCGCAAGTATTCGAAGGACTTGTTAAAATAAATGGATGATAGAAAACCACATGAATTTTCTCCAGAAGAAAGTTTGGGAGATATTTTCTTTTCAATTGAATCTAAGAATTGGAGACGCCCACACACGTTAACTCTTCAAAATTTAGGTGGCATTTTAAGTATTAAAATGTCTGAAGAAGTATTGGGTGAAAGAAATGTGACTGCTGTTGAATATGTTAATCAAGAACAAAATCCTGATTTACCTCCAAATACATTTAGAGTTAATACAAGAACACATATAGCTGTAGATGATAATTACATTTATGTGTGGGTTCCGTCATTAAATAGATGGAAAAGAGCCTTGTTGTCTACCTGGGATATTGAAGTTCAATAATAAATCTTTGATGGCCATCTCGAAATGTTTTGGAAGTTATAACAAACTTATCACTCCATCCCATTGCCTGCAAAATTTTAATCATTGAGACTGCCATTGCCTTTGATTCAACTGGACCATATTCGTTATGATTTTTAAATGATCTTGTAACACCTTTAATGGATATTTGAGGGAACTTTTGTAACTCCTTAAATATTTTATTGAATGTATCTTCATTATTGTCATAGTAATAAATCAAATACTCACGATTCTTGTAATCGCTTGTGGCAATGCTTTCGAGTATTTCTTCTCTTGATTTTGGTTGAAATAAAGACACCTTACAAATTTTTGCTAAAATAAACAAAAACTTTGAATAATAAAAATTCTATCCTTTTAGTATTGAAATAATTTGATAGTAATTGCTTCTTTCATGAGGAAACGTACAATTCTTACAATTTTGATAATCCTTATACTTTTTATGAATACATAATTTCCTGCCATAAAGTGGGCAATAACAAAAAAGACAATTAATTTCTTTCATGTTTGGATGACAAGGATAATATTGACACTGTCTATTTTCGAAAAAATTATAATTATTCAATTTCTTCTTCTAAATGAATGAGCAGGCCTCGGTTTTTTCAAAACATAATTTCTAGCTTCCAAATAATCTAAAAATATTTTTTCTGGTCTATATGAGTATTCTTGTTTAGTATAATCTAAATTTTTCATAGCATCAGAAAGCTTTTTAGCATCTTTTTCTGTTAAAACCCTTATAATGCCATTATTTCCTCTAAAAACATAAAATCCATAAACTATATACTCTAGGCTCCGACGAAACTGTTTTCTACCGTCATCATTATCTCCTGTTTCAAACCTTATAGCTGTTTGAGTTCCTATTATGTTTACACCAAGATTTTTTAATTGTTTCCATGTGTTTAAAAATTGTTTAGATGTTACATCCCAATCTTCAGGCCAATTTTTCTCAATTTCTTCTTTAGATTTAGGTTTCAATATGTTCTCAATTCCTTCATCAATTTTTCTTTCCTTTTCTCTATTAATCCATTGTTGAAGTTCCCTATCCCGAACAACTTTTCCTTCAGGAGATTCTCTCCAAGCTATATATTCCGGATTGTCCCATTTAATGGTGGTTCCTCCATAATTTGCATCATGAAATTCAGGAGATTGTTTAATCCCCATTCGTAATCTAAAAACTAAATCTCTAACGGTAGATGGGTATAAATAAGCATGATCTTCGCTAATATGATAATCATGTTGTTCATATGAATATTGTTTGTGTGTTTGTATCATAGCCATCGCGTCTCTCTTAGTTAGCACTTTTCCAATTTCCCAATTACCAGAAAACACTGCATATACTTTAATGGTCATTTCATTAATACTCAAACTATAAAGCTCAAGAATTTCAACACCATGTGATTCTAATTCTTCAGCATATTTTTTGTATTTTTCCCATGACATTTTATGCCTTTCTCGAAATGCCTCTTGTATTTCTTCTTCGTTTTTAGGTCTTAAAATATCTTCTATAGATTCATATACTTTTTTAGCCTTCATTTCTTTAGCTTTGATAATATTTTTAGTGCATCTGTATTTGATACATACAAGCAGTAATATGATTGCTTAACCTCATATTGAAATTCGTGTCTCGATCCAATATCTAATCGAGGTTTTAAAAATTCAACAATTTCATTAGCTAATTTTTGAGTCACAACCGTCACTATGACTTCCCATTGATAACCATTTGAAGATTTTTTAACTTCCCATGGGGCAATGGCAATTACATCAGCCTCTCCCATAATAGGAATAGCGAAATGTTCAATTTTTGCAGAAATATCTTTATCATGCAATCTTTTTAATGTTTTTTGCAAATCGGAATAAGATATTCCAAATTGATTCTTAAAATCAGAACGAATTTGTTTTTGGGTCTTTCCTTTTAATATATCGTCTATGGATTCGTTTACGAACATCTATCGATTTTATTTTATTTATTTATTTTATTTATTTATTCAATTATCCAACAGGATAAGGGCTAAATCCAGGAAATCCATATGTCTTAGCTCCAGTAGGTGTAAAATCTTTAAATAGGAATGCAACCCAAGGCAAATTAGTCGGTTTAAGATTCTGATATTTTGGAAATGGATCCTTTGTAACTATTGTAGGCATTGCAACTTTTAATGCTGCTTTATATTTTTTCCAGTTCACAATTGAATTTTGCATTTTACTATTGAAATTTTTGGACATAAAATCGTCGCTTTTTATTTTAAACTTTTCAACAATTGGGTTTAAAACTCCTGTGTTTATATTGTCGTTTAATTCGTCCTTTATTAAAATAACAGGTTTTGGGTTCTTAATAGTTAATGCAAAACTTGCCGAATTTGGTTTTGTAGATATAGGAAGAGGAGCCAACATAGGATCTATTTTTGCAATCAGCTGATCCAATTTTTCGAATTGTTTATTTATTGTTTCTTCAGATTTTTGTATAGCCTTTATTGTTGGATCTGGAAAATCCTTAACCTTTCTTCCTGAATACGCGTCATAAACAATTTTATATTTGGTCTCTAATGTAAATCGATTCAATTTAATTGTAGCGATTCGTTCTGTTAAAATTAAATTTTGTTCAGTCCATGCAGCAAGTTGTTCAACATAAACCACTTCGCTATCTTCCAAAGTTCTATCTCTCTTTGGCTTTTCTTCTTTATGTTCACGTTTTCTTTTAGACACTTCATCTAATTCAACAGTTAAATTGTCTATTTCGGCTTTAGTTTTATCTAAATACCCCTTTAATGTAACCTGTTTAAATTCTTTTAGCCCCTTAGTTAAAGGTTTCTTTAAAGCCTCGACATTTTTTCTAATAATTGTAGCTGGATCTGCAACAGGGACGTGATGTTCAGAAGATAAATTTCCAAATAAAACCCAAGGGAATGGATAAATTCCTGTAATAGAGATACCTAAAACAATAAATCCCCAATTTAACGCAAATGCTTTAATAGGAATATAAACAACCGGAAATGGAATCGGACCTATTGGTGGAGGTACACCAGTGGACCATGATTGAGCTGGGTTTGTTATCCCAATTAATGTTGCAAATGCACAATATTTTAACCAATATTTCATATCTCCGAATCCATGTTCTGACACAGTAAAATCATCATCGTCTGATTCAGGACATGTTCGTTCTTTTCCTATTCCATAAAATCTATATTTGTCATTATCAATATCAATAATGGAATACGTTGTAAGAGAATTTCCAAGATCATCAAGTTCTTTCATTACTTGATCTATTTCTTTTGGAACTTCATTATATTGCTTCCATAAATTGTTGCAAAAAGTTTGTATGTAATTTCCTTCTGTTTCTGTAGCCTTATATTTGTTTAATTTTGTTTCGTATTTATTTTCTACCATTTGTTTTATTTCAAGAGAAAAATTAAACATGAACATTATTCGTTTAACTAATGATGTTTTGTCAGTTTCATTTAAATCTTTATTTTTCTTCCCCAAAGATGTTACATAAGCTTCAACTTCAGAAACTTGATTATTGGATTTGTATCGATTATTCATTTCCTTAAAAAAATCGGGAGTGACATGAAAGAAAATTCCCTTAGATAATTTTTTACAATAATCATTGATTCTTCCTGTTAATTTCTTTTCATCCCATTTATCCACAAAATATCTTTCAACCATGAATTTATAAATCTCATCTCTAAATGGAATTAAGGTCTTACTTTGATCGAAATTGTCCATAAGTTGGCCATAAAGATCGAAATAATATTCTAATAAAGCAAATTCTGACTCTTTTGGGAGTGTAACTTCAGATTGATTTATAGCTGTTTTTGCAATAGTATTTAATTGGCCATAAAATTTATCATCTTCTTTATCTACTTCTTCTTTTATTTTGTAAAGCTCTTCATTTTTAGCTTTCTTTTTAACATTATCTTCCCCTGTTATTTTTTGAATATTTTTATCATAACTTTTTTTAGCATTCTCTAAATGTTTTTGAGCAGCATCCCATCTTCCACTTATTCCACCTGTAGAAAATAATATTTTTAAACGTTCTGCTGCGCTTATAGAAGCATCAATAAGTGGAGAACTCTTTAACATTACAGGAAATAAAGAATTGACATAATAATCTTTCAAAAAATATTTTGTATCATTTAGCTCTTGATACAAGTCTTGACTCTTTTGCATTAGTTCTTCAAGATAAGTGCTCTCAGGATCACTTATATCATCCAAGTAAATCTGATTGTTTAGTGTTTTGGCCACTATTCCATCGACTGGGGAGTAAACCCTAGAGCCTCCAAGAGTCCCCAGAGGGGTTCTAATTGTAACCCTTTGGTCCTTAGTTACAAGTATATTAAAATTCTTTGAAGATTGATTGTCAATTATGGCTTTTGTTGCAATTTCATTACTATCTTTTGCATCAATAACCAATTCTTCTGCAGTAGGTTCTAAATCACAATTTTCTAATCTTGTAACATCAAGTTTAAGTTCAATAGGTTCGTGAACAACAGCAACATCATCAGGATCTACAGGACAATCAAGCGAAATTTCAAATGGCTTAGAAATAATACTTACATCAGCAGTCTCAATTTGCACATCACATAATAAAGACCCCACATTTTCAGAAAAAGCTTCTGTTGAAGATTTCTGATATTTTTTTCTATTTGCAATATAAACTGAAGCAGCAAGTAAAGCTGCAACAATGATTGCATCTAAAAATTTTAAAGAGGCAATCATTACATCTATTTGTTGCCCTATTTCTTTTATTCCTTCCTTAGATTCTGTTTTTAAATTTTGTAGTGCTGCTTTTTCTTCTTCTAAATTTGGCTTTAGATTTTGAAGTTTTTGTTTCTCTTGTTGCAAAATAGCCGCAACAACTCTTAATTCTCGTTGAAGATATTTTCCTCTATAAGGAGAAGGATGATCATTTTGATTTAAGAATTCTTTTACTTTAAGTACTATGGAATAAACCATAAAAACCCAAGGAAGAGTTCCTTTAATCTTATTTAATGTTTCATTAAGTTGGCTTAGATTGAATTTTTTTATTTTACTATCAAAATCACTTTGTTGCTGAACAATCTTAAGAAAATCATCACCTTCTAACTGATCTAATAAAGGAGAATTTTGAAAATAATCAGGATCTTCACATTCTAAAACAATCTCCGAAACTAAAGTATTGTCTAAATCATTCGAAGCAAACTTTGGTACTCTTCTTAAAAGCCTATCATTTTTAACGTATTCTAATATGTCATCATCTGTAAAATCCTTAGAGAATTTTTTATCTAAAAGAGATACTGCTTTCTTTTGAAGTAGAGATTTAAGTTGATTTAATAAGGGATTTAAAATAGCAAGCAAAGCAGTTCGTAAAAGTACTAAAGCTTTTGGTTTACTGAAGAACTCTTGGTCACTTTTAACTGCTTTATTAAAAACTCCATAGATGAATTTTTTTATTATATCTGATATTTTTCCCATGCAAATTCAACCTTTTTAATAGATCTTAGTAATTGAGGATAATCAAAAAATATTATATTCATTCCATTAAAATCTGTTGGATAACCCCATGCCAATTTTGCAACAGGATTTACACGATATGACATATTTTCGTATGTTAGAGGATGTTCAGCTCTTGCAACACTATTCCTTTGTGAATGGGATTTTTCGTCTATTATGTTTGTTAATTTTTGAATTTCTTCAAATCCATGAGATTCCTCAATTATAAATTCTACATTTCCAGGATCTGACCCCATAGCCGCACATAAATCTTCTAATTCTTGGCATACTTCGCCATCTTCGTCGCTTGTTTGATCTATAAACTCTGCAGCATTTTGAGTTTCTTCTAAGTTTTCAACAAGTTCAATAACTGATTGTTTAATATCTTCTATCGATTTTGGTTTTAAAATGTCCGAAATAGATTCATTTACACCAAAAAACTTTTTAATAAAATCATCTGGAACTATAAATAGAGCAAACCCATCCGAATTTCCTAAGTAAGAATATTCTTTCCCTTCATAAATCCATTTAAATGCATCATTATCCCCCATATGTTTCCATAATGGGTTATCTCCATTTACACCATTTTTAATATTCATATCGTTAAAGAATCGTCGAAGACTATCTAAATCTCCAAAATTGGCCCAATTAAATTGCAATGCCTTTAATGGTTTTTTTGTTTTAATATTTTTCGTTGATTGAATAATAGTTTCCTTAGCTTCTTTTGTTATATCAATTGTTTGATAATCACGAGGTAATGATCTAGATTGAAGATAGTCTGCCCCTTGTGTGGCATATTTAGACCATTTAGTATTTTTAACATAAAGATCTTTTTCAAAATAAAAGTCCTTAAAGTATTCATCTAAATAAGGATATGTTAAAAATTCTGTTTGTAGTACATTGAAATTATATTTCTGTTTAAAATGCGACATAATAGATTGAGGATCTTTGGGCTTTAAAACATCTTTAAGACTTTCTTTAAGAATATCGGACATTCCTTCATCTAATCCTATTTCTTTATGAACAAATTTTGCACCTAATTCTGTTTTCAAAGAAGGTTTATAATGATAATCAGGATTCTCTTGTTGAATATACTTCATGAGTCTTGAACCAAACCCCTGTCTACGGAATGCTGGACGAACAAAAATGTCGCTTATTGTTAGCTCATCATCATATAAAACATATTGAGCTACACCGACAATTTCTCCATCTACAAAAATTCCAGCCTCACAATTTATTTGGCCTGAATACGCATTTAAAACCTCATTTGAATAAGTTATCTTCATGCTTTAAAATTATGTCCTAACCATAATGCTTTTTTGATCAATTGAATCTCTTCCCACGGAGTTTCATCTAATGGATAATTTTGTTTTTCAAATTCATCTAACATTCTATCCATCAATTCCGTGTTTTGCCCCCATGGGATATAGTGTTTTATTTTATTTACTTATTAAAACATTGGTTGATGTGGCTGCTTGTTTTGCTTGTTCTACTAAACCTACATTCACTCCAGGTGTTGCAGGCATCTTTGCATCTATAGCAGTGGCCATTGTTGAAAGTAGTGGAAATAAAACTTCTGCTAAAACCGCATGACTGTAAGGACCTGGCCCTACTTTTGTTGTTTGATTTCCCGCAACTTTTACTTCATCTGCTACAACTTCAACCTTAGCTGCCGCTGAAATATTTATTTCATTTTTTGTAACTATGCGTAATTTATCTCCTTCAAGTTGTATTAACGAATCCTGATTTGCGTGTTGAATTGTAATCATTGAATCAGGAGAAATTTGTATGAAAGATTCGCGATAATAAATTTGAAACCCACTATTTCTCTGATAAATCATAGTCAATTCTTCATCCGGATCATAAAGTATTACATGAGTTCCATCATAATCATCTTTAATTCTTTCTATTAATTGTGTATCAATGTTTTGTATAGTTGTATACTCAGGTGCATAAATGTCACCGTTGTTAAATTGAACACGAACTATTTGTCCTATTTTAGGAACAGAAAGAGATCCCGCACCATCACCTGCAAAAATAGTAGAGTTAACAGGAACTGCCCATGGTAAATCTTTAGAATCTATTTCATCCAATAGGCTAAATGGTCTTACTTGACATCTTCCTGAAAATAATGGATCAGAATTATTAACTACAACAGCAATCCAGTCATTATCTCTTAAGTTTTTTATTAAAAAATCAGGTGTTTTCATGCATTATCAATTTTGTTTCTAGTTGCTTGACTAGGATTTGGTTGATTTAATTTTTCTTTTACTGCATCTCCATCAGTTGCTTCTGAAAGTATATCGGTTTTCATCATATTTCCCCCAACATAATCTCCGTCGGTTGCTTCTGAAGAAGGACCAATCTTCTTACCTGCAAGTGTATCATTTGTTGCCTCAGATAATATTTTAGTTTTTTGCATATCTCCAACTACTTTATCTGCATGATGTCTATCTCGTGTTGCTTCTGATAATTGATCTGTAGTTTGCATATCTCCTTTTATCATGTCATTAGTAGCTTCCGAAAGAATATCTGATTTTTGCAATCCTCCTTTAACAAAATCTTTATCTGTTGCTTCTGATATTATTAGAGTTTTTGATAAGTCTCCACTAATTAAATCACCATCAGTTGATTCAGAAATAATAGATGTTTTTAGTTGATTACCTTTTAGTTCAGCTTTCATTGTTGCCTGTGAAATAATAGGAGTTTTATAAAGATCTCCTTTAACCGAATCTCCATCTGTTGATTCTGAAATTTCAGATGTATATTGTTGATCTCCTTTAATAGGATCTTCATCAGTTGATTCAGATATAATATCTGTATTTGGCCCCTTATCATTTAAGTTAGCACCTGTAGCTGTAGAAAGTACCCCTGTTTGTTGTAGGGTTTCATCTTCAAGATTTCTTCCAGCAGTAGCGGAACTTGGAGTTCCTTCCATAACATATCCTGTATTTTCAAGATCTCTATCAGTAGCCCAAGAATAATCATTGACTGCTGGTTCAATCGCTCTCTCAACGATATTTTTATATTCTCCACGTCCTTCTACTCTTACAGGAATATTCATTTCTTGTGGTCCTCTTAAATCAGTTGCATATGATAAATCTTTAACAGCTTCCCATTGCCCTTGATTGGATAGTATCTGATTAGCTGCTCTAATAAACTCTAATTGATCTTCATCAGTTGATTCTGATTGAGAAACACCAATTAGAAATTGCTTAAATGTATTATCTATTTTTTTATCTAATTGAGAAGAAGGAGCATTAGTTCCAGATTGAGCTTCTACAATAGCTCTTCTAATTAAACCAAAAACTTGATTAAAATCTTTTGATTCAATAGCTGCAACAGCTTGATTAAATGAAAATCCAAGACCAGGAATTTTCATCATTTTGCCTTTATTATCTGCAGATGTTACAAAATTAACGGCAAATGACTTTCCAAATGTTATTGCATTTCCAACCCATGTTGCTGGATCCATTGGATCAGGATCAGTAGTTTCTTCTCCTCTTTGAGATTGAACTAAATAAGCACCAGGCCCCATTCTTTCTCCAAAAAAGGTTTGTTTATTTGTTTGTTGATAATACGGAGTACCTGAAACGTGATCATCTTGAAAATAAGTATCTCCTTGGGCTTTTTGGTCCATATCGGCATATCGTAAATCACCGCTTCTTGATGATGCATAATCTTCCTCTCTTGGAATTTCAACACCTCCAACGGTATCAGTAGCATTTGTTACTCTACCATTCATGTCTTTTGTTAATCCCTTTTCTTTAGAACGTTCAAGACCATTTAATCTATAATCATCTAAAATAAAATGAGTGAATATTGGATAAGTCAGAACTTCATTTACGTTTCCTACTTTTATTTTAAATTCTACGTTAACTTGATTCATTCCGCCTTCACCAGCAGCTGATAATAAATCTCTGTATGAAAAGTTAAATGAATTTATGTCAAATTCACACATTTGACATTCAATTAAATATGTTGGTAATATTCCATTTAAAACTTGCAAATAAACGGGCTCATCAGATTTAGGACTTACCATTGATTGATGAAAAGTTCTAAATTCAGTAATATAAATTTGAACATCAAAAAATCTCATTAAATCAGGTAACACCCATCTTTGATATGTGTCATCCCATACTATTTTTCTATATAGGTTTAATAAATAACTAACTCTTTGATCAATACCTTCTAACATTCTAAATGTTAATCTAACATCTTTTCCAACTCTTTGTCCTCTTTCAGGAACGACTCTAAGTAAATCTGATAATCCTTCTACAACTTGAAAATACCATTGAAAATTATCTTGAAGATCGTTCCATAACGTAATAAATTCCTTAAGCATTTCTGCTCTGGTAAATTCGTTACCATCTCTTAAATAATCAATTGAGGAATAAACATCTCGATTAAATTCAACAACATTTCTTCCACTATCCCCTGATCTTTGTTGCGCATCCACCTGATCAGGCATAAATAATGGCATTGGCATTCTGTCATAATCTGTGTTGGTAAGAAGAACTCCATTAAAATGTCTAGACTTTTGACCAAACAATACGCGAAATGTTGCATATGTTGGTTCATCATATCTTTTGTCGAGGTAATTTATTCTCTGATCGATGGTTCCATATGTTGTATCTACAGGACCTACGACATTGTTAACTCCTCTAAAAAACTTATATTGATTTGGTGTATTCGCCATGTTATTATTTTATTTTAAACTTGAACATTACTTGCTTGAACAGGAATAGGATCTGTAGGTATTGGTGTAGGCCATTCTCTTCTTGTTAGAATGAATGATTGCGAAAAATTTGAAATCATCGATCCAACAGATTCTTTTGTCCATGACAATGAAAATCCTTTTACCATATACCAACCACTATAAAAATCATTTTTACGATCTCTTCCTTGCGCTTCTGGATTAACCAATTGATTTTCAATTGGGTCCATTCCAATTATTGCTATAGGTATTTTGTCTCCTCTAATTATGTTCATGTTAGCTCCTTGAACATTTATTTCGACATTTAATTTTTCTAATTCGGCTAAATTTATAGCATTATGTATTTGCGCTCTCAAATAGTTTGGATGATGGTTTCCTGTCCACTTAAGATTATCTTCGTTAGTATTGGCTGCTGTATATTGTATTCCCATCCAAGGGGCTCTTTGATATAAATTTGTATAATCATAATTTGCTTTGGCTAATTCTCCTTCATTAATAGAAGGATCGTATTTAGCACGTCCTCTTAACAAAATATGACTATTTAGTTTCTCCTGATCATAAGATGGAGATATTTTAAAATTCCAATATTTAGTACTCTTTGGATCTTTGTAAAGAGAATTCATATGTTCAAAAAATGAAGCATTCATAGATGCTCCATATGTAAATGTCGTTGCAGAAGATTTGTTTACTGGTTTCCATTCAGTAATATAAAATGATGTAGTTCTATATCCGACATAGTTTGAAAATACTTTAGGCATTGTATTTGCTTTGTCTTGGGCTGTATCAGCACCCCAAGTCCATTGAGCATCAACGTTGTCTAATGAAATACCCTCATCTACATCATCTTCGGCACTCAATAATTGTTTTTGAATGTTTACAAAATTTAAATTATAATAAATGTCAATCCAAGAATCATAAAAGGAATTTTCATTTTTCCAAGATCGAGATGTTAAATGATTAACAAAATCTTCTGGCGAATCTACAGAAAACCATATTTGAGAATCATCTGTGTCTTCGTCGTTTGTGTTAAATCCTAATGATAATTCTTTGGCAACACTTTTCATAACTTGTAAAGCAGTTCCTTTATAGGCTTCAGATCCGATATAACTTCTTAATCCTGGGACAAATAATTCTCCAAAAAATGTTACACTTACCGGTCTGGTTCCTGAGGCTACCCTGCGTCCTGGGGTGACTCCAGTGATGACGTAATCGTTTCTTATAATATTCAATGCATCCGACTTACTTCTTATCGCAATAGAAATAACATCTCCATCTTTTGGCATTTCTTTATCCATAAATTTGTCACTTATGAATGTTACTTGTAATGTAATTGTTGGAAGAAAATTTCGACAATCAATGTTCATAAAATCTAATTCCTGATGAGAGATAAAATAATTATTTATCTTTATCAATGGATATTCCATTGAGGCAATATCTTCCATCTTCTTTGAATCACTATCTGTGCTCTTAGGAAGCGATAATTCATCCAATACAATTGAAGGCTTAAATATGTTATAAATGCGATATTTAATCCCCTTTTGAGAATTAGATGGATTAGCTGTTAAGCTTTCCTTTGATGGTGGAGTATATATGTAAGTAGGTGTTGGCATTACGAAATATGATCTTTAATATAACTTCTAATTTCTTTAACTGTTTGAACAGTTCTATTATGATAGAAAACTCCTGAAATTTTATCATCTGCATGAGATGTATCTAAAAAAGATATTTGTGGAAATTTATGATGGTGGCTCTGTGATAAAAGGAACTTTCCGGTTTTTCCTTTGTTTGTAACAGTAAAAAATACTCTTGCATCCGCCCACCCTTCTCCTATATCGAGTTGATATTCTTGATCAGGAAACAAATCATAAAAAATCTTTACAAAATCTGGATATGTTTTTTCAAATTGCATTTTATTCCAAATTCTACGATGTCCAGGTATTAGGTCCTTTATTTCTTCTTTCGATTTTGGTTTGAAAATATCTTGAGTACTTTCAACTAACCCTTCGTGTTCCATACCTAAATAATGTTTTAAATCTTCGAGATCTTCTAAGTGATAATCAGATCCTCCATTATCAAAAACAATATAAACATCATTTTCTTCAGCAATAAAACCTAGAGTAAACTCTCCAATTTCCCCTGTATGATAAATAGATTCCTCTTTTGTCATTGGTGATGTTGTTTCAAATTGAAAGCCAAACATACCAGACATAAAACCCAAATCTGATATAATATCATATTTACCAGAAGAACGAACTAATTCATAACAGTCTTCTACAAATTTCATTTTGTCTTGTGGAATTGCTCTCGATATTTCGTCTTCTGTCTTAGGTTTTAAAACATCACTTAAGGCTTCATTTATTGTTTTAGCTTTCATTATACTTTACGTGATTTTATAACTTTAGTTAAAAATTCGCTTGAACTCATTCCATTTTTTAAACATGCACTCTCTCCAATTCCTTCGCCAAAATAAACTCTACCATTTCTTTCAACTATTTGTGATACACCTTCTTGTGCAATATTAGGCGGAAGGGCACCTTCTTGAATAGTTTTACTTAAGTTTCTTTTACTGAATTTAGCTTCGTCGGCATCTTTCTTAGGAATTTTTGTAGGATCGATGTATTTATAAGCATCTCTAAGTTTCTTAGACGGATCATCTACAGAGCTTCCTTGTGTTCTTACATTCTTCTTAGCACTTTCAAGGTTTGGAATTAAAATCACATCTCCTTCTTGAATAGAGAATGGGTTTGAGATTCCATTATACTTCAATATGAATTCGGCATAAAGAGTGTTATTATAAACAGCCTGAGAAATTAAATCAGGGCGCATTATATAATCTCTTGATACTTTAAACGCGTTGAATGAAGTATAATTATTAGAGCTAAAATCGAACATCGATTTAGTAAGATCTCTAACTATTGTACCATCATCCCTTTTAAATAGGGGTTTTTTATCTAAGGAGTTTAGGAACATCGTGAGTTTTTATTTTAGCTAATAAATCTTTTATTTCTACTATTTAAGTGATTTTAATGCAACCCAGTCTACAGCTCTATAAGAACTTCTAAATAATGGATTGTCTTTAGTTCTTAATATTTGATCAGAGTTTGGAGATACTGCCGTATACTGCATTCTATTCCAAACACTAACATTTCCCGCCATCGCATTATCAACAACTTTAGATGTACCATATTTTCCACCAACTGTTCCACTATTTGCAATAGGAACTTTATAGTAAACAGGATTTCTTCCTGTAGAAGGTGCGTTTCCTGTAACATTATCAATTTTCGATTCTCCTTCTGCAGAACCTCTGAAACTATCTGGAAGATCGTAAATTCTACCCATACCTCTATTGAATATTGATTGAATAGCATCACGGTCTCTTGCCATACCATGGGCTAACTTAACTGTAATTCTCATTTCCAATGGGAAATCATCAGGTCCTAATTCATTTCCAAATTCAACCTCAACAGATTCACAAACTAAATTACCAATCATTGCAATAGGGTTTAATGGGTTTCCAATTGTAATGTGCCATTCTCCCACAGGTTCTCCAATTAAAAGGGCTTTTAATGTTTGAAGATATGGAATCTGTCCATTGGATTTTTCTGCTGCATATTGTTTTATTAAGTTTCCAGGAATTGGACTCGAACTATATGCACTCATTAAACTTCCGTATAAATCTCCTGTACAACCAGGTTTACTAAACATCGAGTTAAAGAAATTCTTAGCCATTTCAAGCAAATTACTTCCAGCAGTCGCGCTTTTTCCTAAGAAATCGTGAATAGTAGTAGCACCCCATTCAAGTGGTTTACCCGAATACCATTGTTGAATACCTTTATCGCCGCCTAAGAATGGATATGTCTGAGGATTTCCCATAAATCTATGTTGACCTCCCCAGAATACAGCCGCAGTGGATCCCAAAATTAAAAAGTTAGAAAGAATATCTAATAAAACTGCCTTAGAGTTTACACCACCAATAGGGCGTGCAACATAATCAAATTTGAGTTCAATATTGTTCATTTCAAATTTGATTCCAGGCTTACGCTTCTTAACTTTGGTAATACGGTTCACTGGTCCGATAATTCTATTTTCATATGGACCGTCAACATATGGATCTGGTGGTAATTGTCCTTTATTAAGAGCAGCATCCTGGTTCCAGTTTCCAAGAGCCACGTTCAATGATTTAGCTAATGAAGTAAATCCAGGCCAAAGAGCACCTGGTCCTTGTTCAGCATTTGGTGTTTCTGTTGGCGTAACTTTCCATACATCTGCTTCGGCTTCATCCCACTCAAATCCAGTTGTGAATTTTAAAATATCACCAAGTTTGTTATCAGTTTCATCTCCAAAATATGTTATAGCCGATGCCATAGGAGGAAATATTATTTTTTTAGCTGATCCGCCATCTGCTATTCCACTTGCTGTTGTTTCAATAACATTTCCGTTTTGATCTACCTTTGGTTCGTTTCCATTAGATTCAAGCACTGCTGGAGTTCCTGTTGATTGAGTTCCATCCATTCCTGGAAATTTTAAGTTATCCACGATTGGAGCAGCATATCTTCTTAAAGTAATCAAGCGGTTATTTGGAACTTTATTCCAATGTTTATTAAATACAAAATCTGTAAAATTATATGGGGTTCTTCCATAAGGGTCGCCATTACCCCATGATATAAGAGAAGAAGTAGTTGGGTTCTGTGAAAAGTTTAAAATAGATTCTGGACCAACAGTTTGGTCAACTTCATACCATTTTCTCTTTCCTTTTAAATTGACAAGGTATCTTCCACCTTTGGATCCATATAATTTAACATATGCATAGTTGTTCATTAATGCAGGAACACCAACGAAGAAGTCATCATTCTGCATTTGTGCTACATCTTTTCTAACTTTTTTTTCAATAAGTTCTTGTTGTTTTTGAACTTTAGAACTACGTATAAAAGCTTCAGAAACTGTATATCCTATTGTTCCTGCTTGAGCATATACTGTACTAATAGGAATAATACCATAAGCATTATCACCATCAATAACTAATCGATCTAATCTTCTATCGAATGGAGAAATAAATGGCGTTTCTGGATCAGGTAAATCTGCAGTTAATTTTCCATAATCTATATTCGGAGTTCTATTTTCTAATGTTTTATTTTTTCGTAAACAATCCTCTAAAGCTTTTTGAGCTTCTGCCAACTTACTATTATGCACCATTATAGGGGCCAATAAACGTAAATCTTCAGGTTTTATAGCATCAGCATTACATTTTGCATGGCAATCTCCAGTTCTTGCAAATTTTTCAAGTAAGTAAGCTTTATAAAGCATATTTACTTTTCCTCTAAAACACAAGTCTTGAATGTACCAATATTCAAATCTTGCTTTATCAACAATACTGGCAACTACTTTTTTAACCTCATCTTCTGTTGGTTTTAAATCATCTACACCTTTTTTCAACCCTTCGACTAACCCCTTACCTTGCGACCTCATATCCTGAATCTTGCCAGATACTTGATCTTTTATAGATTCTTTTGGATCTGTGGTTCCACGATCATTGTCCTTTTTATAGGGGTTCTTTCTAAACAAATAGATACGGTCTTCCTTTTTATCCTGCTTTGGCATTCTAATGGATTTTTATTTATTTATATATTCAATAGAGTTAATAAGTGTGCTAAGATAAATAAAATAAAAATCATATGAAATTAGTTAAAGAATCGGTTGAAGATATTTTAAAGCCTAAGGATCTTGATTTAACACAAAAATGGTTGTGGACATTTAAACATTCAACAAGTGATCATCATGCTATGCGAATTTATCAAGAGGCTAAAAAACAAGGAGTAAAATTACCAGCAAAGGAATTATTAGAATTTGCACATAGAATAAAAAATTTATCTCTATTTAAAGAGGCTGTCGATAGATTAACAACAAATCCTGATAAAAAATTAAATTTAGCAGCTCAATACGGAGATTTAAATTATTTTAAAGAGATCATTGAACAAGGTGGGCGAGTTAGTTTTGGATTAGTAAGAAAACTTTCTAATGATTATCATTATAGTAGATCTAAAAATATAGAAGAGTATGTGCGCCAAAATATAGATTCAATTGTCAAGGAAGAAGATTTAGAAAAAGTTCATGATGCGCTAGATGCAAAAGATCAGCCATATAAAAGTTATCCCAAAGGTTATAAACAATATAGAGTGTTAAAGTATATTAATGATAATAAAGTAACTAGACGTTTAGAACTTATTAAATTGATATATGAAATGGGATATGGTCCTGGATCTTTTAATAAAATAAGAAGCGCCTCATATTGGAGTGCCTCATTCAGACAAATAATTGGCCAATATTACGATATTGGTGATGACGGATATTTTGTATTAAATGATGATGGTAGAGATAAATTAAGAGAACTCTCCGCTAAATTTGCCGGCAAAAAAATAGACTCATACGTTTAAAGCTTCCAGTTAATTTTATCTCTAATTGATTTACATTCAATTAGTCTTATCTTTTTAATTGAAGGAAAGAATATTATCTCAGTAAACATTGGATAATATTGTTGTAATCTAGGTAAATTATATTCGTCGATTAAAACAAATTCCGTTATTTTGGGATTTTTTTCAACTCTTTCTCGTAAATTTAAAATGATTTCATCGTTTAAATTTGGATTGGAATATATGATTCCTCGTATACGTTTAGATCTACTATAGTTTTTTATTTGGGACATGATGGTTTCATTCACGATAAATGAACCGTACTCATCGATATTGTTATAGTTATAACCACAGTCCAATATGATTTGCTGGACATTAATTATCGAAAAAAGCTTCAAATTTAAAAAAGAGCGCTTAAGTTTAGGCACCCCCTCTATAGTAACATAAAATTTCAAGCAGCTATGATTTTAAATTTACATTTTTCACCATGATATTTGAGCGTCAACAATTTTATTACAAAATATACATGTTCTATTATTCAATTTTCTAATTCTTTTTGGTAAAGTTCTTTTGCTTTTTCAAAAGCATCAATATATGACATGCTTTCTTTAATCATTAAATCAGTGGTCATTGATGCAATTTTATTATTATCTACTTTATCTTTGTCTACACCTTGTTGAATGCGAACATGTTCTCTCATTTCTTCTTCTTTCTTCTTACCCTCGATAATATTTTGTCTCATTCTTTCGAATTTTTTTTTGCAGGTTAAGGTCTTTGCATATTTCTGTAAACCTAATCTCTTCTCTAAGTTTCTTCTTTCTCTTCTATTCATTTTTGTTTTGATTTAATGATTTAACATAAAAATAATTGAATAATCGCAAGTATGCGGCTAGGAATAAGATGTCATCTGTTTGGATAACTTTTGCTGTGTCCATCAAATTAAACATCTTACGTTTTTCTTCTTCTTCAACGGTTTCTTCAGTTTTTATTTCAATATTCGTAATATCTACGGCATAAACTTTTATAGGAGAATCTGACATCATATTGCTAAAAAGATCTCCAAGGTATAACCATAAGTCAGCATCAGCTATATTGACCCCAAGGACCTCAAACAATATCCTATTAGCGGCTACAAGGTCTGTTTCATCATCGTCATAGGCGTAATCATTAAGAAGAGTTAAAACTTTTTCTTCTTCGATATAATTCCAGTCCTTTATAACTCCAATTTTATCCAAAAGACCATTTGTTGCAATCGTATAAGGAAGAACACAAATCTTATCTTTCTTATCGACAAGATAATAATGTTGTTCTATCTCTACAATGTCCTCAAAGGGGCCTTCAAGGACTAATTTTTTATTGATCTTTTTCTCCATCGTTTTATTTATTTATTTTTCAATTCAGGAGGCTGAGGGGGTTCCTTTCCTTCTCTTAATATTCTCGGTGGCGGGGGAGGCGGAGGAGGCTGAACTTGTTTAGCTTCCCCAACTACAGGTTCCTCAACTGTTTCAGGAGTATAATATTCCCCAAATGTAGTTGTTCTTGTAGATGTAGGTATATTATAAGTGGATAATAAAGCTTGACGTAAGCTTTCTTTTATTTTAGTATCATCAAGATTGTCAATTATGTAATCGATAACCTTTTTACCACCATCTTCAAAGGATTCGTTTGCAACATCATATAAAGATTTTGCAGGTAATGAAATAACTAATTCCAAAGAAACAGGAGTATCAAATTTCTTTGCTTTCTCCATCATTAACCACACAGGATCATTAGTATTCTGTTGTTTTTTCTGAGGTGCATTCTGAACTGGTTGATCTAAATCAGCAGATGTTATTTTTCCAAATGCATTTCTAGTTGGTCTTGGAGGAATTAATTGAATCTTTTTTAATTTTGGTCTAGGTTTGACTTCTCCTCCAGTTCCAGTTAAATCAGCATTAGCTATTTCATCTGCTGAAGGAATTTCATATTCAATTTGGGATTCCCAATCTTTTTCAACTCTTGGACGATCATCCTCAGATTTTTCTTCCTGAAATTTCCAAATATTACTGGGGCTTTCAACCTCAGCCATCATTTTGCCTGTAAGATCGCGTGTGTTTATTTCCGCAACCAATTCAGAATTTATTCTGGAATTGTCTTTAAAAGCTAAATAAACTATTCCATCTTCTTCTTCAATTTTATCTAAAACAAGAACGTCACCTCGTCTTTGTCCAGCTACCCATTGAAAATACCTGTTAGCCATTATATTATTGTTTAATAGTTATCTTTTTTATTTTAACTTCCTTTATATCAACAATTAAATTAATTGATGAGTCTATTACTTGAGATTTCTCTGTATTTTTATATATATCATTAAGTTTGTTCTTCTTCCAGAACTTCTTTAAAATGTTCATCCTCTTAATTATGATATATATTTTATATAAATGAATGAATTAAAGTTTTATGAATAAGAAAAAATCTAAATCGTATTATTTTATTTATTTAACTAGCAATTTAATTGATAATAAGAGTTATGTAGGGTTTCGATCTACTGATAATATTGATGACGATTATTTAGGAAGTGGTTTGCTATTAAAATACAAAATTCGTAAATACGGGCGTCAATCATTTAAAAAACAAATTTTAGAATTTTGCAATGAAAATAATTGGCAAGAAAGAGAAAAATATTGGATAAAAGAAAAAAATACATTGTTTCCTAATGGATATAATCTATCAGAAGGGGGAGATGGGGGAAATTTAGGAAAAATTATTAATGATAAAATATCTTTAAAAAATAAAGGTAGAATTCTTTCAGAAGAAACAAAAACAAAAATAAGTCAATCAGAAAAAGGAAAGGTTTTATCTTTAGAAACTAAGAAAAAAATGAGTGAATCTCATAAAGGATTAAAACAATCAAAAGAAACTATTTTAAAGCGTGTTAAAAAAATAAAAGGGAAAAAAGTATCGGAGGAAACTAAAATAAAAATTAGTAAATCAAATCGCGGACGAGGCTTTGGAAAAAACTTAAAAAATAAACCACTTAAACAATGTCCTTACTGTGATAAAATATTAGATATATCTAATTACGCTAGGTATCATGGAGATAGATGTAAATTTAAATCTGTATGAATTTTTCAAATTCGTTTTGGTATTCTTTCATCCAAGGAGTAAAAAAATTATCATTATACCATGATACATAATCTTCTCTGAATCCTTCTAAGGCTTCTTCAAAGTGAGATGAATATTCTCCATCACTTAAATAATCTATTCTCAAGATTGGAATAATAAAAGTGTGTTTTGTTCCTTTGATTCTCCAATAATATGATATAATTTCTCCATGATAACCAACCCCATATTCAATTATTAGTGGATTTACCCATCCTTTGGGATTTACTATCAACTCTTTTAAATTTTCTAACTTCGAAAAATCATAAAAATTAGGCATACTATTTAGGTGTCTCTGTTCCTTCTCCATAACGTCTATCGCGATGCCCATGATCTACATCATCTTCACCACCATCATCTCCATCTACGGAAGTCTTGCCGTTTTTACTCATAAAAACACCACTAATTTTTCTAACTCCCATTAAACCAGCAGATAACATTCCTAATTGAAGAATCTTTTCAAAAATTTCTAATACATCAGGTTTTCCTAACCACCATCCAACTAATACAACACAAAATGCTGCTGTAGTAGTTAACCCCATAATAACGCCAACAAATCCGGACCCTGAAGTCTTTCCGTTGGCGTTATTAAAGGTTTCACTGAATCTAAATTTAGACTTGTTATACATTGCCATGACAAATAATTTTAGCTATATAATTATTATTCATGACCCCTAAGTCATTAATCGAGAACCGATAAGATCTTAGTAAGAACAATAGACACTATTTCAAATTCTCCCGTTCCTTCCATTTCTTTATTGATCTTAGCTTCAACATCAGTAGGGTTTACCGCATTTACAAGATATTCTTCTTTGCGATATTTAACTCTTCCTTTATTGTCTTCGTACTCGACTTTGACACTTGCCTTATAAAACTGCTTTTCTGACATAAATTTGTATTTTAGTTATTTTAATCTTTTACTAATCTTAACGTTGCATCTGCTACAGGTGAATCTGTAAGGATTGCTTTTAATTCTTTTGGGATTACATTCTGAGGATCAAAAACTGCTGGAATTAAACCACATTTAGAACATACCATAACTGGCATAGGAATAGTTTCCTCTTTGCCTGATGGAGAAAGAATTGCTGAAAGTTTTTTGAAAATAATCTTTTCTTCAAACAGCATTCCTCCGCATTCACATGTTATGGTTTTTGAATTTCTAATCATTTCAGGTGTAATACTTGGTGCTTGAACACCTGCTGTTTTAAATTTGTCTGTCATAATTACTTTTTAATTATTATATTAAAGAGAAAGAGAGAGTTTTGCAACTCCCTCTTTATTTTACTTCTTAACCTCAACTTCTTTAGGTGTATACACAGATTGGAACGTTGCTAAAGGTCCGGCAACTTCAAGATATGAAACATAAAATTTGTTTTCGTCCATATCGAATTTCTTTACATCGTCTTCAGCATAAACTTTAATGTAATAGCCTTTAGTAATGTACATGTTCCATTTAACGCCGAGAATTTCTTCTCTTGTAACTCTATGAGCTTCCTTAAGGAAGTATAACTTTAGCCTTTCGCTAAAGATTTTTTCGTTAACCAACATAGGTGATGTAACTTTTTTGTCATCAATCGAAATGATGTACAAATTAGAAATTTTTCTAATGTCTGTAATAGTCACATCTTTGTGTGTCCAATCCATTTTCTCCATAATTTAATTATTTTTTATTTTTATCGTATAGTTTTTCCATCTCTTCCTTAACCTGATCATCACATAATGAGAAATTGCTGGTTGAGAAGTTAGCACTACCTGTACGATAATTAGCAGTATAGTATGACATTTTACTCATATTGCTAAACATATCATCTTTGCTCAAAGAAACGTTGCTGTGAATACCGATTTCTTTACCCCATGCGTCGATGTCAGCTCCTAAGAATAAAAATTCCCAATTATACTTGGTTTTCTGATGAGTAACCATTTCGGAAACTTTTTTTCTTTTGAACTCTTTTGATGCATTTTCGTAACCATCAGTAATAACAACAAAGATAACTTTCTCTGGTCTCTGATCTTCAGATAGTGATTCTAATCTGTTTCCAACAGAATTAATAGTTCTTCCTACAGCATCCAATAATGCGGTTGAGTAAGATGGAGTGTAATTACTTTCATTAAGAGGAGATACATGTTCAAGCGCAGTTCCGTCGTTAACAACCTTATAATAATCGGAAAATTTAACAAAGGTAACGTTTGCTTCTCCTTTAATTTTTTTCTGAGTACTTAAAAACTCATTGAATCCACCAATAGTGTCACTTTTACAGGAACTCATTGATCCTGATTCATCCAACACAATAACAATTTCAGTCAAATCCTTTTTCATAACAATAAATTATTTTAGTTTAAAAATTATATGAACAAAACATAAAAAGTTTTCAATCATCATTTTGACAATTCCACCATAATTTGCGGTTACCATTTACTTCAACTGCACCCCAATTTGATGGTGTGTTTACATTTCCAAAAGTCTTTTCAATGAACGCATCCACTTCTTCTTTTGTCACACTTGGATGAGTATGTATGTAAACTCCTTTATGCGGTTTTAGAACTTCAATGCGTGGCATTCCTTTGAAATTCTTATAACAGTCTAAACATTGTGTTTTCCAATGTTCGTCATCTTTACAATAAAACTCTTGATGGCATGTTTTACAAACAAGCTTCATTATATCTATCTTAGAATCCTCTAAAATCACTCTTGGCCCACAATTTGGTGAGCATTTTTAAATATCCCCCCACCTAAATTCCAAAGCATATCTATTTTGTAGGCATCACAAAACGTTTTCTCAGGAACGTTTTGTGGAGTTGTTTGCCCCCCATTTCCAAACGCTAAATAACATTCAGGATATAAATTTTTTATTCTAAAAATCAAGTCCATTGCTGTACCATCTGTATCGTCAAAATTCATAATTTGATCAACATATTTAATAGCTCCCAGAATTTCAGCACGCTCAGCGTAACTCATATTGACTTGTCCTTTCTTTTTGACAAGCCATTTGTCTGAATTTAATCCAACTATCACTTTGTAACCCATACTTTTAGCCGCCTTAAAAAGGCGTATGTGTCCTTTGTGAATGGGGTCAAACCCCCCTGAAACAATTACAATGTCATATTTTTTCATAGTGTTAAATTTGATCCTTTCATTAAGATGTTAGTTAAATATTTTTGAAATGATAATTTATCTTTTTGTTGTTTAAATTTTTGTATGTAATCCAACTTCTTTTCATCAGAAACAATTGTATCTTCTAAATTTAATATTTCAACAGCCTTTTCATTTAATTCTTGCAATGTACACTTATGATATTCAGGGGTTAAAAGAATTGATAGTCTTTTAGTTGCACTACGTGCTTGAAGAAAAAGATCAGGATATTTAGGAATATTTTTCTTAAGTGGTATCATAAGGAATCAAAAAAATCATCAATAGTCATTACTTCTAATATACCTTGGTGCTGTGCTGAAATAATTTGTGGATATTGAATACCATTGTCTCCAGATAATTTCATACCTTGATTATAATTAAATTTTAATTGTTTTAATTTAGAAGCATTAATAACAATTCCATTCAAAAAGTTTTCATTTGAACTTTCATATAGAATAAAGTATTCTCCGATAAAACTTTCAAGAGATCTTTGCGAAATACCCCCTCCCTTAACATCAACGCGTATAATTAAATCCTTAGGAAAAATTATATAATCTCCATGTCGTAAATCAAAATCACTACTCCATTTGTATGCATTTTTAGTACTTAAATAGATAATGTTTTTTGATCGACACTTAGACTCAAATTTTTCGCAATTGTTGTCACCTATATTATTTCTTTCTTGAAATGATAAACTCATTATCTTAGTTTTTCAAAACACCAATTTAAAAGATCATTATCAGTATTGACATTATAATCAGGCATCATTCCAGTTCTTATCTGACTAAATATAGAAACATACTTATCTTTGATAGTACCATCTTCATTTATAATAGTTTCATTTAAAAGAGGAATTGATTCATTTTCAAATGGTTCATCTATCATCTTTGAAACTAATTCATAATGTCTTTCATACAAATGCATCGAGTGACTTATATGCGTATAAGAACCCATTTCAAGCTCAGGATAATATTTCTTCATATCTAAAAATACATGATAGTGAAGAATGCTAAAGAAAGCCCAGTCAGTCATAAAACCATAAATGACGTCATTGCTTCTCATTGTAATAGTCATATAAAGTTTATTATTTCGAATATGAAATAACGCTTGAAGTGTACAAACTTGGTCTTTATTTCCAAACCATTGATGTTTTGGTTTATTGAAATGCATGAAAGCTTGGCGACTATCCTTATCCTTCTTAAGGGATTCAATCACCCATTGATATTGGGTGATACTATGTTCATTCTTATCTTCAAACAATAGATTCCCATATGCGCTGTTTATAGTGCCATCAGGGTTATGTATGCCTTTCCAGAGTGAAGCATAATTCTCAATATATGCTGGATTATTTGTTCCAGAAAAATACCACAATAGTTCAGCAGCAATATATTTTGTTGGAGAACCTCTATGTTTATTAGTATAAAGATTGATCATTGGTTTATCAATTTCTAATGAGCAATCTCTTATTTCACGAACTTCCATTCCTCTTGGAGATGTGATAAAATCGGGAAATGTCCAAAGATCTCTTAATACTTGTCGAAAAGCATCAGAGATATGTGTTGTTTGATAAAGTTTCATAATACATCATATGTTTGTTCAAAAATATCTTTCTTACAGGGGTAATACTCTCCTTTAATACCGCGAATTATAACATCAATTTCTGCAGCTATTGCATATGATGTTCCTTCTAATGTTTTCACAGATAAGGTTCCCATAGATTCATTAACAAAATGATCATCAAAATTATCTCCAAAAGATGCAACCCAATCTCGAACAGGTTGTTTAAAACCATCATAGTAAATAAAATCGATAATTACCGGTTTCTTTTGTGCTTTCATTTTCTTATTTTTTCATAATTTTCAACAAACCATTTATATGTTTCTTTAATTCCTTTTTCGAGATCAATCTGTGGTTCCCAACCTAATTTTTTTATTTTAGAACTATCCATAAGTTTTTGCATAGTTCCATTTGGGTAAGATTTATTCCAAACAACTTCTCCTTTATATCCTACAATGTCCTTGATCATTTTTACAAGAAAACTAATTGGAACATCATAACCAGCTCCAACGTTGATATGTCCTGGTTCATTATAGTTATGCATTAGAAATATCAAGGCTTCGGCCAAATCATCTACATACAGGAATTCTCTTTTTGGAGTTCCATCACCCCATACTTCAACTTGAGGAATTCCATTTAGTTTTGCGTCATGAAATTTTCGAATTAAAGCTGGCAAAACATGTGAATTCATTAGAGAAAAATTGTCACCAACTCCATATAAATTACAAGGCATCGCAGAAATAAAATTACAACCCCATTGTCTACGATAAGATTTGCACATTTCTATTCCAGCAATCTTAGCTGTCGCATATCCACTATTAGTAATCTCTAGTGGAGCAGTCATAAGATATTCTTCTTTAATTGGTTGTGGGCATTCTTTAGGATAAATGCAAGATGATCCTAAAAATAAAAGTTTTTTAGTACCATATTTTCTTGCAGATTCTATCACATTTGATTGAATCATAATATTTTGATAGAAGAATTCTCCTGATTGTGTATTATTTGCATGAATACCACCTACCTTTGCAGCCGCCATAAAAACATATGAAGGCTTGTAAAGCCTAAACATTGTTTCGGTTACATTTTTATCAGTTAGATCTAATTCGTCATGAGAAAAGGTCATAATATTTTTATGACCATTATCCTTCAATTTTCGAATAATAGCAGATCCAACTAAACCATTATGGCCGGCAACATAGATCTTACTTGTTTTCCTCATCAATTGTTTGCTTTATTTTGTTGAATGTGTCAATACCACTAAATCCAGCAATTATTGATACAACTTTTTCCCATTTAATATGTGAATCACTTTCCAAGATTGGATCGTCATCTACAATAAATCCCATTTTAAATTTATTGTCATTTAACAAAATCATAAAAGAATCATCTTTTCTTAAAGGATCAAAAAATAAATTAACATTATCTATCTTTCCTAAACTTTGAATTTTTGTTTCCATTTCTTATACTTTTAATTCGTGTTCAACCATTTAATAAGATCTTTAAATTTAGTTTTAGGCCACCAATTGTTGTTGAAAAAATGGATTTTTCAGTGGGTGGGGCTTATCAGTTATTTTTTGTTTATCTGATGTAAATACTATCCAATCATTACCTTCTTCTCCTGTTATTCCCGTTATAAGAGCTTTCTTCATTAATTTAATTTTGGAAGATATGTTGATTCAGGAGCTGGCACATTTATAACTACCCCATTGTATCATGATTATAAATCCAAATAACCCTATTTGCAAATATTTTCGATGATCAAAAGGAAACATTATTTCATAACGATACCATAGTCCGTTATCAAAATGTCTTTTTACTTTTCTATTATTTAATATCGATATTTTCATCTTTCAAAAAATCTAAAACATCATTTAAAATCTCTTCTTTTCCTCTAAAAGAACCATTCTTATCTACTTTGATTCGTATTCTTTTATCAATAGATGAATTATGATATGCTTCGTCGAATAAGTTTAATTCTCTGGTTTTTTGATCCATACTCTTTGAAAAAGAATGACCATCTTCTTTACTATAAAAGAATTCGGGGTCTGCTGTCAATAATATTAGATAAACTTTTAAATCATCATACATTAAGAATCTTTCTTCAAAATTTTTTAACATATTTTGAATTCGATCCGGATCCATTCCTCTAAACATTTGGCCATAAACCCATTCACCTAAATGCGCACGATTCCATATGACAATATTTTCATAATAGTTATACTCATCTCCTTCCATTTGTAAAAGATTTTCAACTAAATATCCTTCGCGATCAAAACATTCAGCTTGAAATGATAGCGGGTCTACACCTTCAGGAAAAACTTTTGGTGGTTTTCCAAAATGCCTAATCACGACATTATCATAGTTGAAATGTTCTGCTAATTTACCAATGAGTGTAGATTTTCCTAATCTATCTCCTCCTTCAATTATTATTAGTTTCATGATATTTGTATATTTGAATTTGTTATAAGTTTTCTGGTAATTGGAATCCATAATCCATTGCACAAGTACCGAATTTATTTTTTGCGTATGGATCTAATCCCATTTCTAAAAACAACTCGGCAATTTTCATATTTCCAAATTTTATGGACTGTAATAGAAGATTGTTTTCTTCATTATCGACAATATTAATATTAGCTCTTTTTTCTATTAATAGTTTAACATTTTCTATGCGATTGTTTGCAATGCTCGCAGTTAGTGGGGTTAATGGAAACATTGTGTCGTTATATTCATAATTAACATCAGCCCCATATTCAATTAAAAGTTTAGTTATTTCTAAGTAACCACTTATACAAGATTGAATAAGAGGTGATAGTTTGCCAATATTTGGATCTGCACCATGTTCTAATAATAATTGAACAATACGTTTTTTTCCAAATTGAACAGCATTAAATAGAGCAGTTTCTCCTTCATTGTTTTGAAAATTTATATCTACATTTCCATTCAATATTAAGGTAAATAATTCTCTAAAATCTATATCATCACCTTGTCTTTTTGCTAAACTAGTTAATAAGTTTTCTCCTAACGAATTAACATAATTTAAATCGATATTGTTTTTAACAAATTTTTCTAAAATACTATAATCATTGACCAGAAATATTGTATCAGAAAATTGTTTAGGATCTTTGGCTGATTTTAATATAACATCAACCATTACTTCATCATCAATATGCTTCGCTAAAAACGCCCGTTTCTCCTTATCTGGTAACTCGACTATTGACTGATAAATTTGATCTTGAGTTTTAGGAACTAATATTCTACTAATCGACGTCATCTTTTAAACGATTTAAATAAGAAGTAGCACCAGTATCCCCACTCATGTACCACTCAAGCTCTTTTGCTCTGACAGAGCATCTTCTTAAATCTTTTATTAGGGATTTTATTTCTTCAAGTATAATTGCTCTTTCCTCAGGAGTCGCATCTTCTAAACGATCATATTCTTTATCAGGTCGTTTTCCGTAAAAATCCATTTCTGCTGACCAGTCTTCACCAGTAAATTTTCCATCATTAATAAAATCTCCTTCAATGTAATCAGCCAATTCATCTAATCGATGGTATAGGTAATCATAATGCCCGCCACTCATAATATATTGTTTTAGATTATATAAGTAAAAAGGCCAAGAGTTTTTCTTGGCCTTAACTTTTTTAGCGTACAAAATGCGGTTGAGTACTATCAACTTCCCATTTTAATTCCCTCCATCCAGCTGGAATGTAATGAGAAATTCCTTGACCATCCCATACTTTATGACCACCAGATGAATAATTTACATTTAAAGCAACTGGATGTTCAATTCGAACGGTGTAATCAGGAAAAATGTATTCACGATATTTTTCAGAGGAAATATCCTCAAATCGATACGGAGTAGCATTTCGAAAATCCTTGAAGCCTAGTTTTTTCATAGCTTCTAATCTTTCATTTTCCATAACAAATCATTATTTTAATTCAACACAAACAAAACAATATATAAATTATATGATATTTTTTCTTCAAGTTTTAAAGATATGCGCCCGGTGAGGCTTTAACCCACTTCCAGCTTGGCCACTGCGCTTTTTTCACGTTAAGCTACAGGCGCATTCTTATAAGTTGAAAGGAGGATTATTTAGTAAGTACCTTATCGTTTGCTAATACAGTAAATGGAATTCTATACTTATTTAAAATAAATTCCAAGTCGGCTGCTTCTTTTTGTTTGTCTATTGTAATTGTAAATGGCTTGTCTACTTGTATTGTTTTACGAAAATTTCGTTGATTATACACTGCATCTGTATAGCTAGAAATAGCTTTCAAATTGCCCGGATCATCAAAGACCCCCTCATTTACTTTTTTAGCTCTCATTCGGTTTCTACAGTCATTTTTATGAATTCTTTTAGGGGATCTACGTCTTTAGCCCCGTATTTTTCGATGTCACTAAGAACAGTTAGTTCTATAGAATTATCTATCTTTGTTCCATCTTCAAATGTAAACCAAACACCAACACTGTCAATTAAAACATTATCTATTTTAGTTAATAACTCATTGTATATTATTGAAGAAGATTGCAATATAAAATCATCATATTGCTCTTCGGCTACTGAATGTTCTTTGACATATTTTTCAATATCTAAAGAAGCAGAACATTTAACCATAAAATTTGATTTACCTTCTTCTTGCGAATCGCCTTCTTTTTTCATAAGGCTCATTTTTAATTCTTTTACCTTTTTCATCATTACATATTTTTAATCATCTCAAAAGTTTCATCTCCCCAAAAGAAATTTAGTATAGGTTCTATTGCTCCTACAGATGTACCATAAAAACTTATTCCTGAACCATCATTCCAATCTACAGAGCTTTCTTTATCTGTATTAATTTTAGCCAAAGTCATATTCTGAAAATCATTCTCATATTTCTTGAAAAAATGTTCAAGAAATTCGATCACTTCTTCTTTAGTTTGAATAGGCATAAATTCTAAATCCCATGATTTATCATCAAACACCATCATTATGGAGTAAAATCCAGGACCCTTAAATAATGAATCCTTTATTTGATCTGATGATTTTGGTTTTAAAATTTCTGCTCCTTCATTCAATGAACTAATATTTCGCTGCACCTGTATTATCATTTGTATGTGGGGTTTGGAAACCAGTTTTCCAGTTAAGGCATATTTATCATTTATTGTTCCTATCTTTTTAAACCCATATATTTTATGTGTGTCCCAGTTCCACTGAAAGTTGTATAAATTAGAATTACGGACAGCATCATAAGATCCATCTCTGTTTTGATAGATTTTTAAACGATTATCTGATTCATTAATTTTTATTGCTCTCACAACACCACCATCTAATTCTATTTCTCGTAATATAGCTCTCATGAGTTTAAATAAATATATGCTCTAAGATCCTCGACAATACTATTTGTATTCGGTTTTCCTGGAGACCACCCCAGCAGTGGCCATTTTTGAGTTCCAATATGCCAAGAAAAAGATGGTAGTTTTCTAAATTGTGCTACAGAAGGCGCACCCGCATCATATAAATTTGTAGCCTTATAATCATAAATTGTTACTATATTTCCTAAATCATCTTCTAAAACCCATTCTGATGAAACTTTATACTCATCTCCTTCACTATTTGGCTTACCAAATAACTTAACTAAAGTTTTATAAGATGTTTCTATTTCTCCGCTTAAGGAAGTTCCATAATCTTTTTTAGGATCAGTTGGTCTGAATGTAGCATCTTTTCTTCCTTTTAAAGAAGCCAAAACATCTTCTCTAGATTTAGGTTTGAGTAAATCTTCTATGGATTCATAAACTTTTTTAGCTATCATGATTGTCCAGTTCCTATTATTGCAACTCCACTAATTACGGGATTTGCAGGATTATTTGGTGATGACATTTGTCTTATGTTATCTTTATTCGCCATATCGGCTGCGTTTGGTTGTGATTCGCTTTCATTCTTTTTTATAGCTTTTCCTGATATAACTGGCATTCCTTGATTTTGATCTGTCCTCTTAATATCATCAGTGACAGTATTGAATGTCATTCTTTCCATCCAATAATTCTGACCATAATTTATCATCAATTCTTCACCTTGTTTAATAGGTTGTTTGGTGATAAAATACATTTGTTTTGTAAGCTTATTAAAAGCATAATCAACATTTGGTTTTTCAGAGTGTCTGTAAAGAGATCCATAACCTAATACTAAAGCCCACTCATTAGAATCACGATCTATTTCAAAGATCATATCTTTTAATTTATCAATGGTTTTGGCCTCTTCTCCTAAAATAACTACTGGGCAAATTTCGATAATTTCACCTCTTGCGAATTGGGTTTTTGCTAAAACTGTACTTTCACCTCCAGGGCGTTTTGAATATTCAATACGAGCTAAGTTAAAAGTTTCTTTTCTTAAAGCTAAAGTTCCCCCCTTATCTGAAATATGAACAGGCTTTTTGTCTTTAAACAATTCATCTTCATCAAAAGGATTAAAAAAGTCCTCATTTAAATATTTCATATATTCTTCAAATGTTGGTATTTTTCCTTCACGTAATTTTTTAGGTGCACTTATCATTTTATGTCTAATCACATCAAAAATTCTATTAAATTCTTTTTGAGTCATGGTTCCCAATATCATTCTCTTTATAGCATTTTCATACTCAAGAACATTTTCATTATGAGTTATGGATCCTATAAATTTTCTCGCTACTTTTCGTATAGATCCGCCAAATTTTGCTATAGTGTGATCCTCTAGATTTAATCCAGGAATATATTTATCATTTATAGGTCCTTTTAAATCCATTGCATATTTAGCGCCTAAGAAAAATCTTTTCCAATAATAAGTTGCTTCGATGATAACTTCAAGATTCTGTTTAACTACCTGTATTTTTTCTTCAGGAAAATTTCCCTTTAAATCATCAATATTTATGCTTCTTAAAGAAGTAATTTTTGATAACTGATTTACTTTTTCAAGTAATTGATTTAATACAAATTCAGTTTCTTCAATTTGTTGTCGTTGAAGATCATAAAACTTATTATCGATCTCAGTGAAAAGGACTTTTGCCCTTTTATAATTTTCAACTGTAGTTTTTAAGCTCATATCTGTGATTTAAATTAATCAGTTAGTTCATCACCCGCTTTTAAAATCTTTTGTGGTGTTTCAGATGTGTCATCTCCTTCATCTTCAAGAGATTTTCTAATTCTTACTATTTCTCTCTCTGTGAATTCATCTGCTAATAAAGCATATAAAGGAGCTCTTTCATCTCTATTTAGTTTCTTGATGTCTTTGATCAGTAAAGTAATTTTATTCGATAATTCTTTACGATCGTATTTATCTTTTTCAGCAATTAATTCTTTGATATTTGATTCAACCTGCTGAGCACCTGTTTTTTCAACTTTCTTTTCAGTAGTACCTTCTTCACCTGGTTTCTTTTCTCCTTCTTCACCTTCAGGTTTTTCACCTTTCTTTGCAGATTTTAAAAATCTTTCGGTTTTTTCTTTAGCTTCTTTTAAATCTTCTTTTAAATCTTGATTTAATTGAGCCATTAATTCTTTATCGGTAATAATTCCATCCTTAATTAATTGATTAAATGCATTTAATCTAATATGAGGAATTTGTGTTTCCCAATAGGTTTTTAGTGCTGTTTTTTGACTATCTTTTAATTTTTTGATCTCATCTATTTTTTCATAGATTTCTTTCGATTTAGATGTAGAAATCTTAGAAATGAATTCATTAGTTTCACGAATGAATCTTCTTTCATATTCGCGTTTTTGATTTATTAATGCATCGAGTTCGGCTTTTGATTCTTCACCTTCTTGAGATCTTAATTGTTTTTCTTTTTGAACTAATTGTTGACGTATCTGAACAGTTTTCTTTCCTAATTTTGAAGCATTTTCGACGATTATTTGTTCAAATTTTTTGGCAATTCCATTTATCTTAGTCAAATAGATTTTTTTGATACCAGCTCGTAGAAGAGATTTTCCAAAAAATCCAACAAGACCACCAAGGGTTACTATTCCAGTAAGTACACCCAAAAGGCTTACTTCATTTAAAACTTCTCTATTTTCTTTTACATCATCAATAGTGAGATTGTGCTCGATGAGAACCTCATTTAGTTCTAAGAATTCACTGTATTTCATAATTTTATACTAATTTTTTTATATATATCCCTTAATATATAAAATAAAATCAATGAATCAACGCAGAGAACCTGCCGCGGAAAATTAAAATATATAAATAAAAAATAAGAACTGCTATGAAATTACACGAAAGTTTGAGCGCTTATAGAGATTATAAATTCTTTTCTTTGTTAGAAGAAAAAGAAAAAGCTAAGAAGGATTTCTTCCAAAAGAAAGACGATAAAAAAGAAGGCAAAAAGGAAGATAAAAAGAATCCTAAAAAAGGAGCTAAAGATCCAGAAAAAGCACTTCAGGAAAAAGAAGCTGCCCAAGCTGCAAAAGATGCTATGGACATTGTAAAAAAAGTTCGTGACAACTTTGCAAGATTTAAAAGCTTTGCAGGTAACCAAGTTGGTGAATACAAGAAATTTTGGGATATGCAAACTAAAGCTACTCAAGCTGTTTGTGCAAAAGATCCTGCATGCAAAGTATGTTATGCATTATTTGTTGATGGAACTTCAGATAAGTATAGCCCAAGTTATTTAATTTGCTTAAGAAACGTTGAGGGAAACCTATCTCTTTCAGTCTATAAAACCCATCTTGAAGAAGGTGAAGAAAACCCAACATTCACTGTATCAAATGATCAAGCTGAAAATGAATTTAAAACTTTCTTTGCAGAACTTAAAAAAGAATTAGCTGATGTTAAAACAAACTACATTAAGAATATAGAGACTAAGAAGAAAGAAGAAGAACATCAAAAGAAAAGAGAAAAGCTTGACAAATTCTTAAAAGCATAATGCGTGCTAGATTTATAAATGAAGCAAAGTATTGGGATGAATCATCCCCTTACATGGCAGAATATCAAGAATTTTGGGAAGAATTAGTTCCTCGTGAAGGAGAAGCTGACACACTTCAAGGAGAATTACTCCGCATGATTTCTCGTATATATTTTTCGTATGATTATTATAATAATGGCTTTGGCAACGATAGATCTGAAGAAGCCGAATTTTTAAATCAACATGCTAATTTATTTAAACCTCAAATGAGAGATCCCAATGTATGGGACACTTTTTACAATCTTTATGAGGATATTGCTTTTGGAAATGATACAGAATTTTATAAAAAGGTTGAAGACGAATATGGAGCCGATTATGATGATGAAGATGATTTTGACCCATATTCAATGGATTCAATTGAAGATTATATAAAAAGAAACCACTGGGATGTTGAAAAACATCTAGATGAAATAATGGATGGTGTTGTAAAATACATCCGTTTAACTAGAGAAAAACTAGAACCTTTACATTAACTCATTGGCCAAGTGTCAAAGGAGTAACGAAGTCGTCCGCAAGGCGACTTTTGTTTTTTACAAAACTTTTTGATTTGACCCGTGTATAATAGTCAAACAAATGACATGGATGTAATATCATGGGTAGCAACAATTATTTCAATAATAGGAATCATTTTAAATTCGAAGAAAATAATTTATTGTTGGCCTGTTTGGGTTATCAGTAATATATTGTGGATCATATACTTTGCTTCATTGGGTATGATCTCTTCTGTTATTTTATGGGTTGTTTTCACAATATTCAATATCTATGGATGGAGAGAATGGTATAAAGATATAAATATAAAAAGAAAGTAAAAATGTCAAAAGTATTAATCACAGGTGTAGCAGGGTTACTTGGAACCCATTTATCAAGACACTTATTATCACAGGGTCATACTGTGATAGGAATAGATAACCTTTTTGGTGGATATAAAGATTTTGTAGATCCTCGAGTACTATTTTTTGAAGTGGATCTTGCAGATCGTCAAAAAGTTGCAGCAATATTTAATGCTGAAAAACCAGATTACGTTTATCACTTTGCAGCTTATGCTGCTGAAGGACTTAGCCCATTTATTCGTAACTTTAATTATACGAACAACGTTTTATGTTCAATTAATGTTATCAATGAATGTTTGAAGAATGATGTTAAAAAATTAATATTCACTTCTTCTATGGCTGTTTATGGTGTTGGTCGACTCCCTTTTACTGAAGATCAGTTACCTTCTCCAATAGATCCTTATGGTATCGCTAAGTTTACTGTTGAACAGGATATTAAACAAGCTCATAATCAATTCGGATTAAACTTCACGCTTGTTAGACCACATAATGTTGTGGGTGTGTATCAGAATATTTGGGATCGTTACCGTAACGTTATTGGAATTTGGACTCGTCAAATTCTTAATAAACAGCCAATCACTATTTTTGGTGATGGAATGCAGAAGAGAGCATTCTCAGATATTTCATTTTATATGACTCCATTCACAAGATTAATGGAAGAATATGGTGGAGAAACCTTTAACATTGGTGCCGATAAAGAATATAGAATAATCGATGCTGCGATGTTATTAAATAAAGTAGCTCAAAAATATGGATTTAAAAGCGATATAAAACATCTTGAACCAAGGCATGAAGTTAAAGATGCGTTCTGTGATCACTCTAAAGCTAAGAAAATGTTAGACTTTGTTGATGGAACAGATCTTGAAAAAGTTATGCATGACATGTTTACTTGGGGAATGATGCAGCCTGAAAGAATAGTGAAGACAATCCCTTATGAAATTGAAAAGGGAATGTATTCATTCTGGAAGTAAAATAATTATAACTATGGAAGTTTTAAGATACTCAGCTCAAGATCGTACTCCTTATCTATTTTTTGATGGTGATAAAGGAGAGCTTGTAATAAGAGGAAGATGTATTCCGGAAGATGCAAAAGGATATTTTGCAGATCTTCATAATTTGCTGCAGGAATATGAGAAAAATCCTCAAGAAAAGCTAGAAGCAACATTCGATCTTGAATATTTCAATACAGCCACAGCTAAAGAATTAATGAGCTTGATGGATCGATTTAAAAAATTCCCATCTCATGTTACTTGGTGTTATGAATTAAAAGATCGCGACATGATTGATGCTGGAAAAGATTTTGAAGAAATTTTGCAGACAGTTCCATTCACCTTTCAAGAAGTAGAACGATAATGTTAAAAGTAAAAACTTTAGTAAAGACAAATTAAAATGAAAGAAGACAGATTAGGAATGGGAGTAATGCTTTGCATGATGGGTGGCAATGAAGAAACTGTAAATGCTATCAAAGAATCAGTAGACGACGGAACTCAATTGGCCATATGGGATGGTGGGCAAAGTTGCTGCGAACATCGCTATATGAGAACAGATGATGACCTCAATGAATATTGTGGTGCTATTCTACAAGATTTTGAATTAAAAGATGCGCCTGATATTGAAGATGAATGGGGCGAAGTGCACGAAGTTCAATTTCTTGATGTAAAGACAGACAAAGGAATTTTTCAAATGGGCAAATCATAACGAACACAATGGCTACTATGGTGGATTCTGGATTGAAGCCAGAAAGGATCAAATTTGACCTTCACGATATTCAGAAAAATTTTAGAATTAGTTTAAGTAAGCGAACCATTTTTATGGGTCGTGGTTATTATGGTGGCGGATCATCTACTACTATGTGGGCTGGTTGGGGAGCAACCGCCATGATTAATGTTGGCCAATGCGACCGCTGCATAGGTATGCAAGGTCCACAAGGCATGGACGGACCTATAGGAGTTGTAGGAATTCAAGGAGTTCAAGGTCAACAAATTATTCCACAACAATTTGAAGATTGGCAAATGATGCCACCTCAGCAAGTTCATGCGGTAATCACTGAAGAAATGATTGAACGTGAAATGAGAACACCATTTCAACGATTTATTCATATGCTTGGTTTCTAATGAATGCAAAGGAACATATAGAAACATGGGAAAAAATTCAAGAATTACGTCTTGCTCTTGAAGACGTTGTAAAAAAGAAAATGGAAGCAATAAATGAACAAATGTTTGAAAGGGCTGCTTCTTGTAGAGATAGAAAAAAAGATATTTTGGACCAATTAGATACATTTGGATTAGTAACACAAGAAGAATTTGAAAAACACAATTACAAATGGAGCAAATCAAAATAAATAATGTTCATCTTGTGTCATCTCAAAATTTAACTGAAATACAAGAAAATGAATGGGAAATAATTGCTAAACAAAAGCATTCATTTTTTCTTTCCGATACAAACGATATTGAATATTTAAGATTTCCTGGTTTTGTTTTTTCTAATATTGAAGCTCAAAATAATTATTTAAAAATCTATAAGGATTTTGTAGATAATAATATATACACCCCATCAAGAGGAAATTTATCCAAAAACAATAATTATATTTTCATAGGTATTCGTCCAGGCCATGTATATGCTCATTTAAGTAAAGCAGATACAGCATGGCTTTTTGGGCCTAGCAGCACATTGCTTCATAAGTTATTGATCGCTACAAACATTTATCCTTATTTCACAAACATTTATAATGAGCCAGATAAACCATTTAATAAAGATTTTAACTTCATTTTCAAAGAACTTGTAGTTATCTTCTACATATATAAAATAGTATATCAAATAAATGAAATGAATTTGGTATTTATGGGAAACTACGAAGAATACCCATTATTTAGGGAGTATTTACTTAATCATCCTATAATTAAAAAATTCAATATGAAGATTAATTTTCGATCTATTTGGCATCCTGGATTTTTAGCAAGAGGATATGATGATCGTAAATTTGAAACCTGGAAAAACCAATTAAGATGCAACCAATAAAAAGGGTCTCGTTTTTTTAACTAGATGTATTGATAGTCGATACTGGTATCATGGAGATGACTGGAAACTAGAATAGTCATAAGTGATACTCTTTATAGAGGAAGTGCATTAGTTTATTTTTTACATAGCGGAAATGTCGTTGGAAGACAAGCATATGATCAGGTTGCTGATTTAGTTAAGAACATGGAGTATCAATAGAAGAGTTTGATTTATGAAAATAGCCGTTATTAAATTAGGTGGAAGAATAGCCAACGAAGGACACGGAGTGACTTCTTTTGAAGCTGTGTCAGTAAGTAAAATGCTTAGTATAGGTGGAGCAAATCAAGTGGATTGCTTCACAAAAATTTCTGATAAAGATATTCCTATTCCTGAATTAAATGTTTTAGATATTTCAAAATACTATGATCATATTTCAGGAAATTATGAGGCTCTTATAGTTATAAATGGAAATATTAATTTTTATGGAGGTGCTGAAACACCTGAACAGCTAATGAACCTCCACATCATAAATAACTTTGATGGAGGCCCTGTTTTCTATATCTTTATAGACACATTGCTTCCACTAAAGAATGTATGGGATAGCATTAAAGCTAAGCCCTGGGGTAAGAATTATAGAGAGAAAGATATGCTGATAACTCGTGATGATATTATTTATATCACGATGTGTTATGATACTGAAGCAGTATTTCAAATAACACAAAAAACGGGTATAAATCCAAAGAGTGTAGTTTATTTTCCATTTGAAAAATATCCATTCTTTGGAGAAAGATTAAATTACTTTGGTAAGAAAACTGTTGATCTTATTTATGGAGCTAACAGCTTTAGAAATAAGAGAGAAAAGAAAATGGTCAAATATTACTTTGATATGCCAACCGACATTAATACAGTCTTCTACGGTAAAATGAAACTTGAAGATTTTAAACCTTCATTAGTTGCAGGAAAATTATATCCAAAATTCGAAGGACCCATTCAGTATAAAGAAAATCTTGAAAAAATGAATACTGCTATCGCAACTGTTAACATAAGCGATACATTCAATGAAGGAAGGCAATTAAATCCAAGGGTTTATGAAACGGTTTTAGCAAATGTAGTTTCATTAATGGATATTGATTATGATCCACAAAAGCGTGCGTTTTCTGATCCATTCTTACAGGATTTCTTGTATGTTAAAAATCAAAAGGAAGTTGTTGAAAAAATTAGACAACTTAAAGATGACGAAGAATTAATGATCGAAGTTCTTAAAGCACAATATGAAGATTCATATATTTCAAAGGAAAGTCTAAGTGCCCATTTTTGTAAGTTAATAAGTGACTTATATTTAGAGAATGTAAAAGAAATTCCGACAATAAATAATATAGAAGTTGTTGATGTTAAACCATTAAAATCCAAAGCATTATTCTAATGGAGACTTATGTAAGCCAATTGATTGATTGGATTTATCAAAATTCTTCTCTGAATCCATTTTTAAAAATAATAGAGGCTCCAGGACCTGTGTTTAAATTTACTACATTGACGGGGCTTCATGATATTTCATTACAGAATTATCGTGAAGACATTGTCGTTATAAAAGCACCAGAGGTTCAGCCATCATTAGACGTTGTAACAAAAAAGGTTTTATTAGGTTTGGAGAATCAATTCAGACAATTTATCGATAATAATTGTACATTAGAAAGAATTTCTTTTTATAAGGACAATCAATCTTCAACCAAATATTTTAGAGTAAATACAAGATTCCATTTAAATTCTAAAAAAGCCGAAGTAAATCATGGCGAAAATATAATTGGAATCATAGAACAATGTCAAAGAGAACTTTATGATTATTATTATGATGAAACTTTCTATGTTATTGTGTCAAGAGAAATAGCTAACTTTATAGGACATGCATGCTGTTACATGCCTAGTGCGTTTAGCACGTTTAAAATCGATACTATGAAAGCAGACCCTGTATTTATACATCCTTTTGCTGTATTTCAAGATCTACGTATTTTTGTAGATCCTAACATGAATCAAAACACGATGATTTTTGGAACTAATAAAAGATTTGATCATGGAAATATAATGTTCTATTATAAAGCAGACAGATCGTTTTTTGAATATGCATCAGTTGGTTATTTAGATGTCGATAAGAAGTTATGTGTAAATTTATTTCATACAATTCAACCAATAGATTACGAACCAAAATTTAAAAAAATAATATTAGACGTATGACACCTATAGATCTTAGAATTAAATTTAAAATGGAAACGGGCGAATATCCTGTTTGGAATGAAAAAAATGAATTACGTCCTTGGGGCGGATGGATTCTTATTGGAGATAAAGCTATTATTAGAGGAATCCCCAAATCTATTTATGGATTGTGGCTAGAAGAACAACTTGGTATCAAAGAAATTCGCGACATTTATCATTGTGATACTTCTTATTATGCAACATATCCAAAAACAAATAGAAAGGGACCAGATAGACTATCTTCTGAATATACTTTGTGGCTTGAATATCAAATGTGTGGTTAGAAAACTATCAATCAATAACTTCATAAAAGATATATGAGTCTAATTAACGAGAAATATAGTAAAGTTGTCTGCATTTGTTTGAAAGAACGAGATGACAAATATAAATTTATGTTATCCCAGTTTATTAAGCATGATATTGAAGTAGAATGGTTTAGACCAGTTATCCCTGGGTATGCGGCAAGATTATTAGAACCGTATTGTCAAAAACATAATATAGTAAATAAAAAGGTTTTATTTAATCCTCAATTTCCTAATGAACTAGGAGCAATGCAATCTCATTATCACGTTATTAAAACTGCTTTGTTAGAAGGAGCAACAAGTTTATTCATATTTGAGGATGATTGCGCTTTCCATAGAGATTTTGATAATCTTATTGTTAAATATTTCAATAATGTTCCTGATGATGCAGATGGAATTCTATTGTATTCATATATGGCAAAACTCGAACCTCAAAATATTCGAGTGAAACCAAGATGGACTAAAGGATTTGCAAGTTGGTCGATATTAGCATATGGAATGAATAGAAAAGCTATGGAGCGCTATATTCAGATAGCAGATACTCATCCAATGATTGCCGATATAATTACTCTTCATATGATGACAAACGAGAAGTTTAATTTTTATGTGGCAACTCCTCCTCTTGTTATTCCAACCAAAATGTTGAGTTCAGATATACGAGGTAAAAATAAGAATTATGACCAAGCACAATTCTTAGGTGGAAATGTTTTTATGCTTGGTATTAATGAAAATGATTATGAATAAGCCCGATTTAAAAATATGGTTTACAGATTTTTGGCCCGAATGGAATGTCGAAGATTTTATAACCCCGATATTAAATGGACACTTTAACGTTACTCTTTCTAAAAGCAACCCTGATGTTTTGTTTCATTCTATTTTTAATAGGATGGCTGAAACGCCGAAATTCAAATGCAAAAAAGTTTTAATACTTGCAGAAAATTGGAGACCACATCAATTTGGTTCTGATTATTCTATTTCATTTGATCCTCATTCTAAAACAAATTTTAGATTGCCGTTATGGCAAATATACTGGTTAATGAAACCAGAACTAAAAGATAGGTTATTTGAAAGAAAGAGATTAGATACCTTTAAAAGATTCTGTGCATTTACAGTTTCGAATCCATCTAATATGTTGAGAAACAATCATTTTGATTTAATATCATCATATAAGAGGGTTGATTCTTATGGAAAAGTAAGGATGAATACATTCGAATTGAAAAATGCTACAGAAGGAAAATATTGGAGAGATGCTAAAGATGAATTCTTTTTAAAACATCCTCATAAGTTCATGATGGCTTATGAGAACTCTTCGTATCCATATTATTCTACGGAAAAACTTATGGATGCTTTCTTAGTTGGTTCACTGCCAATATATTGGGGTGATCCTAAGATAGAGCAAGACTGGAATCCAAAAGCTTTTATTAATGTGATGAAACATCCTGATTGGTTAGATTGGATTAAAACAGCAGATCAAAATCAAACTTTTTGGGAAGAAATGTACTTAGAACCTGTATTTACAGAGGAACAAAAGAACAAACATATTGAAAATTTATTTAATTTTGAAAAATGGTTGGTAGAGATAGTATCATAGAACTTTGGGAAGACAAAAACGAAGCAATTTCGTTATGGGAAGATTTAGTTACTAAATCTATGCCCGATTTAAGTTATGATGATTTAGTAAGAGTTTCTTGTTA